TCAGCAATAGGTTGTAAAGGATGAGCCATTGATTGAGCCATATCTTCTTCACTCATGTATGCTATTTGACCATTAGATTCATCCGCACCTATTCGAGCTACTTCAATCTTAGCACCGTTATTAATGTGTGCGAGTAAGACTTGAGTATTGCGTTCAGTCATCATCTTCATCTGTGCAACCTTCAAGTCCATCTCAACTTGTTGACGGTTACGCTGATCTTCCAATTGGAATTTAAGCTGATTTTCCTGTGCCTGGTAAGTTTGTTTAGCCTTCTCCAACTCCATTTGCATCTGAATCTTTTGTTGTTCAAACTGTGCAGCTTGTTGTGCTTGTTGTGCAGTAGCTTGCATCTTAGCCTGTTCAAGTTGCATTTGGGCTTGAAGTTTCTGTTGCTCTGGACTAGGAGGTTTAGGTTGATTTGCCATTGCTGCCGCTTGTTCTCTAAATTTATCTGCCGTTTCGTCAATAATACCTTCAAGTCCTTTACCAGCTTTATACGCTGTGACTGAGAATTTAATCATTTCCATAAGCATTGGAGTCATCTCAGGTTGTGCTTGAGATAAAGGGATAACTTGTTGCATAAATCCACCAATAGCTTGTAAGAATTGCATCCTATCGGCTTTTTCTTGTTGCTCATCCTGATAAATCATTGAATCCGTAGTGACTTCGATACGGAAATTCTTAGCTGGTTCATCCTTTAATAATGCTAAAGCCTGTGGGATATACTGTTTATCTGTATCTGATAACTGCATTGCACCAGAAATCTTAATAATCGTATCTTCAGTAAAGTGATTACAGATAATCTGAGCTTTAATACATAAAAGACTAGTTGCAAAGTTAACAACATCATGCTGCATTGTCTTTAAACGACCAGAGGCGTTATTAGATTTAATAATCTGTGCGCCAAGTGTTTCATTAGGATCACTCTGACCACGTTGTATGTCAGCAATTCCCATAATTTCATAGATTTGGTTCTTAACCTGATCCATTGCTTGATAGGATGACAATAAAGCGGCAGCTATTGGTGCAATATCGACTAGATTAATAGCTCCAGCAATACCGCCCTTTTCACTAAATGCACCATAGTTCTTAATAGGTAATAAACTATTATTCTCACCTTCAGTAAATAGCCGTTGTAAGCTAGGTTCTGAAGCGTCATATACTCCACGCACTTTTAATGCCTGTATAAAGCCATCTATACGATCTGCAAGCGTATCTAACTGTCTAGCTTGATCTTGATATAGGGCAAAGTCTGGAATCGGTACAAGTGAATCTGTTGTAATCGTTGCAAATAATGGTTTAGGACAAGGCCAAAAGTTTTCTAGCTCAAGGGGATCAGGCTTAGTATCAAGGATTTTGCCCATTGACTTAGATAGCCAAATGACTTCACCTGTTGTCTTATCCCAAATCTCAAAGATACAAGCCTCGCTTGAACCTTCACCCATTTTCTCATTAAATGTCTTAGTATTTTCAGGTTTTGTATCCAATGGGATACGACCACCTAAATCTTCTCCAAATCTTTCGACAAGAGCTTCACGACCTAAATAAACTTTACGCCATATGGCTGTAACTTCTTCCCAAGTCCTGGCAATAGTATGACCAAAGTCACGCCAATAAACATAATCGACTGGCGCACATTCGTATTCAATACGTTCTTGATCTTCACGATGAATACCGCCCATTGTTTCATCATCGTCTGTATTACTTGTAAGTTCCCATCCATCTTCGGGTTCATCTTCAGATTTAGTACCTGTAATATGTGGCTCATATCTAACCCAAGATGTACCACGACCACCTAATAAGCGATCTTGTACCGATGCTTTCATTGCTGAATTGTAATCACCATAATGCTCAATTTCGTACTCTAAGGCACGTTCAAGCATCATTGACGCTACCCTACCTACTGGATCGTTATCTCTAAACCTACGGCTTACATCAGGTCTAGGCAAGCGAGCAAAAATAGCAGGAGTAATAGTTTGAACGTTAGACCAAAGAATATTAAACTTTGCGTTAGGATTATTGCGAGAACGACTGTCATCTCTAAATCTCTTAATTATGCGATCAGTACGATCTTCCCAAGATTTATATGCTTTTTCATATCCAGCAATCGTGTTATACCATTCTTGGTATTCGTGTTCCATTATGCAAATACGCCTGTAGCAAATACAGAAGCACCAGCACCTGTTGTAATCTTCCAAGCACCTGATACTGATTGAGCATCAAAAACTAATTGATATACACCAATAGGAGTATTAGCTGCGACTAACGCATAAGACGTTGCACCATCTAATAAAGCGACTGTCGATGTGGCTGTTGCTGATATAGTAATGATAAGTTTAGAAAGTACATCGCCTTTAGCACCTGTTACACCCAATACTTGAGCTGTCTGACTAGGTGCTACAGTTTCATAAAATACTGCATAAGGTAGGGCTACGGCTGACATTAAATTCTCCTAAAGTTTGTTTTGGGCGTTTCTTTCCACAATTGTTCCAATGTTACTTCTGTTTGACCGACATGAAGTCCGACAATCCGATCATCTTTTCTGATAGGTACATCTTCATCTTTCCATACGATACTAAGATAGCGCATTGCATCACTTGAATGACTGGTCCAATCGTGTTTTGGGCGATCCCTAAATATCTTTTTATCATCATCCCATTCCCTTTGATATTGACGCAAACATTCGATGAGTTCTTCACATCTATTATGAATCCATGTTCGAGTTAATGCAAGTCTTGTTGCTTGTATTCCATCTTGTAATGACAGATTTGGTACGATTTTTAAGTGTTTTATGTCAATTTTTGCAGAAATTTGCTCGATTATGCTCTTACCACCACTAGCCAAAGTTTTAGCTCTAGCATCATGGGGTAGATAATGTATGCCATATTTGTACCCGAATTCTTCTTCTTTTTGTTTAATTAAACCTGTGTAATAAGGGATAGCCTGGCCATTAGATGAGTGATGATCAAGCACTCTTATCTCACCATGACAAACTTGAAACCATATAATTGCAGTCGAATCATTAAACCCTAAGTCCCAAGCTGTATGACATGGGAACATAGGATCGTACTCAAAATCAGTAATTCTGTTTAAGTCTGTAATCCTACGCATTTCCTGACCATAATAAGCACCAATGATGGCAGCTTCAAATGAGCATAAAAACTCTTGTTCGTATTGATTGGCTGACATAGAGCCTTGAGCATCTAATAGTTCAGCATCGGGTAATAAGCCAGATTGATCAGCTCTAAGTGTTTTTACATACCAATTAGAATTCTTCTGAGCTTCGTTATATATCTCCCAAAATGAGTTATGACCTTTAGGTGTACCAATAAACGTAGCCCATCCTTGACGATCTGTAAGTAATGGCCTTACGATCTCACCCCATAGTCTAGGTTTCATATCAGCGTATTCGTCTAAAACTACACCATCTAAGTACAATCCTCGCAAATTATCAGGATTATCAGCACCAAATAGTCTAATCTTAGCTCCGTTAATAAGCTCTACCCATAATTCAGATTGATTAGCTTTAATAATAGCTGGTTCAGCAAACCTTAAAAGATAGTCCCATGCAATGTTCTTAGCCTGAGCGTAATAAGGTGCAATATAAGCGTATCTGCCGTCTTGTTTGTTTTCGGTGACTGCCCTACGGATAATGTCGCAGATCGTTGCTACAGTCTTACCAGCTCGTCTATGACAGACTAATACTGCCCATCGTTCTTTTCTATAGTGAAAGTCTAAGAAAGCATCACGAGCTTTATAATCAAACTTATGGACTACCTCTACTAATCCTTCCATTTAAAGATATGGACTATAGGTTTATCAGTATCTCCGACTTGCTCGACTCTAGCGAGTTTAGGTATATGGTATTCCATTACAGTTTGTAACATTCCAAATGCTTTTTCAGGATTAGGTAAAACGACATATTTATCTTCATCGTTTTTAACGCCATCAGCGACCTGTTCTAGCCATTCTTGCATTTTATGAGCATTACCATCAACAAAGCGAGCAATCGCTTCACGAGCCATTGTAGTTGATTTATTGGGTACTCCAGCAGGTCTGCCAGCTCCCTTAATATTCTTTAATTGTTTTTCTGCCATATCTTTTCCAAGTTGTTAGTTAAGATATATTAATTTTACTCTATTTTGTCAATTTGTTGTTGTATAAGTTCTTTACGGCTTGGGGGAGTAGCCATATAGTTTTGCAAATTGTTAAGCAATTTCATTTGTTCGGGTCTATAAGCTAATCGTTGGTTGTTTTCAGTAGGCCATTGGTTTACAACATAACCACGCATAGCTGAATCAGTAGCGTTTTGAATTGCATCAGCTTCGGGTCTGCCTTCATCTAGTGTGGCTTGATAATCTAAAGCCATTTCTTTTAAATGCGACAATTGTTCTTTAGACCACATTTTTGATAATTGATCTCTTGTTTGATTTGCATAAGGATCATCGTGCAATACTTCACCAGCTAAATCGTGATGACTAAATTGTTCAGGTTTATATATTTCTAT